TTATCTATATTATCGAATAGTCCTGTTTTTGTAATAACTGTAGGTGTTGCTTTAAGTTCTTCTCCTACGGCTCTTTCAACTCGTTGTTGTTGTAGATCCAATCTAACCTCATCATCAGACCATCCAAAAATGTGTTTCTTAGCCCAAGTAGAGGATGTCGCTTGTATACCATTACCTGGATCGGCAACCAAATCTTTATATAATAAAACTTTCTCTTTCCATACATCTACTTTCAGAAGATCCGCTTGTGTCGATGGATTAGTTAGACCTAATGTGAAGTTTGAAAGTTCGTCTTCAAATCCTAATAAGAATAAGTGTACTATGGCAATTTTGTTCATTTCCGCCAACATACTTTTCTGAATACGATTTATAGTTCTAGCAAAACGGATATCTTGTAATGCTAAATTTTTACCATCGCCAACTACTTCTTCGAATCCTAAAAATGCTTTTGGAACTCTAAGTGCTGTTAAAAGTTTTTTCTGAATATATTCAATATCGGCGATTTCTGAAAGGTTTTGTGCTCCAGCTAAAGTATCAATCGGAGATGGAGCTGCAGGGTCTCTGACAGGGATGAAATAGTCTTGATCAACCGCCATTTGGTTGAATCTCATGTCTACGTTACCTGTCTTACTGTCTACAATTTGTTCTCTTTTGAACTTGTTAGCCACACGTTGCACGTATGCTTCAACATCATCGTCATTCATATTACCAACAAATACCTTAAAGATTCTTCTTTCAGGTGCTCTGGAAGTTCTATAAATCAACATCGCATCTTCAGAAAGTAACAATTGTTTCCAAATTCTTCTTGCTTTTTCTAACATAGAAGTTCCGTATGGGAGTTTTCTATCGTCACCCAATAATCTAAAGTGAGCAATCTCCCAAGTTTGGAATTCCATGTTCTTGTTCTTCCAAGTAAAAGTTAAGGCTTTGTTTGGTTCAGTTTTTTCAATCTGAACTGAAATCTTTTGACTCGCACCTACCTCATGTCTTTCAATTTCAATTGTTGGTAGTTGTTGACATCCAACGATTCCTCTCTCAGGGTCTAACTTTAAGTAAACAAAGTTATCACCATACTTACAAGTGTTTCTTGTCCACATTGGAAGGTTTGTGTTAATATCAAGTGCGTTATTGAATAAGTCAGCTAATACTGATTTGATTCTTTTTGATTCAGAATAAATCTGAAGAATAAATCCATCTTCGTTTGTTGTTGTAGATTCTTCAGCGTAGATATCTAATGCAGCAGAAATCTCAGGAGTATACTCCATCGATTCATAATCATACTGAGCAGATAATCTTGATGGCTCGTAGTAGATGGCTTGAGAATATAAATTGTTTTCAACTTTTGTCCATTGACCCGCCAAATAGAATGATTGTTGAGCTTGGAGTTTTTCCTTCTCGTATTCTTCTCTACTTTTTGTGCGTAATATTTCTTTCTTATCAAACTTAAAAGTCGGATAATCTTGACCCAAAAGGGAATTTGGACCAAAAGTTTTGGATAATCGTTGCCAAACTGTTAAATTCTGTTCTGCCATGATACAATTTTACTTAATTCTTCGATAATATAAATACTATCAACCCCCGAATAACCACTTATATGTTTCGTAGTCTTTTTTAGATGCACCATTATTCCATACTCTTGAATCTTTACCCATCTGTGGAACCATTGGATTAAAGAAATCAGAAGTATTTCTATTTTCATGAACGTTACTTGTCCAAGAATTTAGCATGGCTTTTGTATGATTTGCGACTTTATTTAAGGATTGGAAAGATTTCTCAGCGACATAAATTGCCATAGAAATCCCCATTATACAGTCATCATGATGATTTTTTTGGTGGTCAGGTCTTCCATTGATATAAATGAAAGTATTCATTTCGTTGTATAATCTATTTGAATACACTCTGAAGTCATGTCTCATACCTTCTTCAAACGCCGCAATAATTTGAACTCTTTTACTATTGAAGTTAATCCCTGGTATCTTTTCATTTAATTTGGGGTCCCATTTCCATTTGTTTGTTGTATCAATATTATCTACATACAAACCACCACCATATGACATTTCTTGCATTTTTCTTGCAGTTGAAACTCCCATACCTCCTGTGATATCCACAACACAATAAGCATTATACATTGTCCCCCACTTATAAGCAATTTCCGCTATAACATCTGGTGGAACTTTCCCAACGTATTCTAACACCTGTTCTCTTTCATCGAAATCAATGATTTGGATACACGAGAAGTCCTCCGAATCTCCACGTGATACATCGACACCCATAACATATTTGTGACCGTTTACGGGTTCTTTAAATATCCATAGAGACCCTCCCATCAACTTAGCTGATGGTTCTCTTAACATATTCTTGGCAATATTCTGCATAAGTTCAGATTCAAACACGTTATCACCTGAACCCAAGAAGTTACATTCCAATTCCTGAGCAACCTTACGTCTATCGAATTTCAATTTCTTAACCATCCCTTCAAACCAAGCGGAACATGGTTTATATCCTTGTTCGATGTAATCAGTAGTAACCTTATGGTCTCTTTCATATGGATTTTCAATCGATAAATCAACAATCAAATCTTTGGAATATTCTTCTCTGTTAAGAAGAAAATGAACCAAATCGTTTGTTTTAACCATGAAAAGGTCTTTTGTATAACGAGGGTCACGATACCAAAACATTTCAGATATTTTGAAATCGTTCATGTTTCTCAAAGACTGGTCATAAATTTCATAATAGATTGGGTCATATCCGTTAGGGGTTGAAACAACAATAACCTTACCACCCGTAGATAGTGAGGCCATACACGCTGACCAAAAATCTCCGTCAGCCTCAATGAACGCCGCTTCATCAAAGATAAGAATGGTAGGGGTATAACCTCTCAGGGCATCTTTAGATGTTGCAACAGATTTAACTTCACAATCATTTGTAAGTTTGAAGTGTCTTTGAGAGTTTTTTTCTTTTGAAAATCCAACACCAACCCATGCAGGCCACTGTTCTGTAAAACTTCTAATCTTGTTAGCCATCTCGACAGATGTATCTAACTTATTGGCAATTATTAGAATCTTTTCAGGTTTTTGTTTTTTGGCAAATACCAATTTTTTTGAAGCCCAAGCTGCGGTAACTGTTGATACACCCGCCTGACGATATTTCAATGCAATATTTTCATTGTGGTTATCGTAGTCTTCAATCAAACTTACTTGGTCAGGAAAAAGGTCTAAGGGAACATACTTTGAAACTGTGTTATCGTATGTCTGTAAATAAGTTCGAAGTGCATAAGGAGTATTCCTCATACACTTCGTTACTTCTATAATTAATTGTTCTTTAGTCACAAATCATTATTTGGGTCTCGATATACCCAAACTACCTAAGAAATCATCTAAGTCATCTTCATCATCGTCATCACTGTCCGATTCTGTGTCATTCTCTTCTTTGTAATTCTCAAACTCTTCTTTCATCTGCATCGCTTCCTTCATGATTTCTTCAAATCTTGAAGTTGCTCTACTGATTTTAGATTGGTCTTCGGAAATAGCATTACCTATAATTTCCAAAAATTCCTGAGCTGGCACTTGGTATAACAAGATATGGAACCAGTTTATTAGGCCTTTGTTTGATTCATCAAACATTTCATCGGGTAAGGCAAATCTTATTTTTTCTACAATTTCAGGGCCTATTCTCAATTGCATCGGTTCGTTTGATAATACATCAACAGCACCTCTAACTTTTTCACGAACATCAGGGTTTTTAGAATGACCATGTCTACCTTTAGCCTCTTCTAATCCTTTGATTATCTCATGACATAAAATAGGGAAAATCATACCTGTAGCAACTATTTTTGTATCAGGTTGTTCTTCTCCACCACCACCTTCTCCGCCTTCTTCACCATCATCATCAGCATCTTCTAAAGATACTTTTCCTGCAACACCTTGTCCTGTCTGACTCATCATTTCAATCATTTGTTCCATGGTGAAATAAAGGAAATCGTTGATTGCCATGATACCCAAATAGTCTCTGTATAGAGAAGGGTCAATTGCGTCAAGTCTTGCTTTGACTTCGGGTTTTTGGAAAAGGTAATGTCCTTTTTTCGCAGCTCCCTGAACTATCGCATTTATGATGTTTCTTTTATGTTTCTCTAATTCCAAAATTTCTTCGTCAGTCAAATCTTCAACGTCAAAAGATGGAATATCCAATTTTGGTTTTTTCTCGTCATCTTCTTCTTCGTCCTCATCTTCATCAGGTGTATACCTAAAATTTGAGGTATCAATTGGAGCTCTGTTTAGATAAGGCTCAATTTTAAACCAATCCTGAGGTATTTCGGTTTCATCTAAAGATGCCTCTACGGCTAATTGTTCAAGTTCGTCCCTATGTCTACTTTCAATTCTCATGATATTTGGAAGACGACTCATCATTTCCCCATAAATCATTTGCTGAACTTGTTTAGAATCAATATTTCTATTACCCGTATCTTGTTTCAGTTTGTCTGCAACTTTCCCAAAACGAGAACTCACTAATCTCTGTACATCCTGAACACCTTTTTTCATTGAA